AGCGCCGCCGCAGGCAAGGGATCGCAGACTGGCGCGCGCCTCGTCACGCTCGTTCATCATCCGGCCGGCCCAGTTGTGGCCGTCATCGCGCTCAGCTATTGCCTGATGATAGTTGCGCGCAAGGTACTCCCAGTCGAGACCTTTGATGTCCAGTATCGCGCCAAGTTCCTTGCGTGCCACATCGCGTTCTGCACGCGCTTCGTCACGGTCTCTATTCGACCATTCCAGTGCCCTCCGTAGATCACGGCGGCGCTCATTTGAGTCTGCCAATTCACAGCGCGCCTCGTCCCGCTCCGCCAACAGCCACCGGGCCACGGCGCGCGCTTCGTCACGCTCATTCAGTAGGATGCAGTCTTTCAAGATCAATGCCTCCAATTCCACATTCTTTCGCGCCAAATTCATGCAACCTGCTTGCCATTCATCACGCTCGTCTGACAATCCCGTGCAGGTTGCCAGCACTTCGTCACGCTCGGCAATCGCCACCGCCCGGTCGCCCTCGGCGGTGAACTGGTCTAACAGACGCGCAAACGCCTTGCCGCTCAGTTTGCCCACCAGCGTTTGTGCCTTATCGCGCTCGTGCTCGCAGCGACGCAAGGTCTGGGTGCATCGTTCCCACTGGCCGATCACATTTCTCCGAGCCTTATCTGCCTCACACAATTCCGTACAGGTCGCCAGTGCCTCATCCAATAACTGACAATCCTGATATTGTTTCATCGCCATCGTGAACCAACGGTTTTCCTGCTCACTAAGTTCCGTGTATTCCGCCAGCGCCTCATCCCGTGCATCCCGCCAGTTGCGGCACTGCATGGCCATTGGGCATTCCCATGCGGATGTCGGCTTCGCATCGTTGCCAGGCCCCTCGTATGGCACCACCGGCGTCCGCCATTTGCCCGGCGCGGCTGTACCATCCTCTGGGCGCGGCGCCGGCGCATCCCCTGTACTTGGACTGTTCGCTCGCAACCAGTCCGAGGTAGCAGCAGTGTTGGTATTCTGCGTGTCGTGTGGCATAGTTGCCTCCTATTCAGGCGTCACTAATACTTTCGGGTTATCGGCTTTTACGGCCCGCTGTACCAAGTACCCGTCCTTCGCATACACCGTGAACGTCTCACCGCAGTTCACACAGCGCACGCGGATGCGCTGCACCCACTCGGCCGACATGCGCAGCACGCGCCGGCACTTGCGGTTCGGACAGACAACGCGGATTGTCACTTCGTCACCCCCTGAATAGTCAGCGCCTCCAACAGCCGCCGACCGAGCCATTCTGTGATCTGTGGTACGACGGCATTTCCGAGACATCGCAGTCTGTCCACCCTGCCGGGAACCCCATTAGCCACTCGACCCACGTCGGGTTCAACTGACCAGAAATGACGTTCTTGCCGTGCGATTGGAGGCCATCCCAACGGTTGGCAGTCGGAGTCGGATAATGGCCCGCCTCTGCTAGTTTCACTGCGTAGGGCAGAGACGGACTGCCGCTGGCAAAATACTTCGGTGCCTTGTTGCCGTCTGTCGCGTTGGGCGTGGGCCACAATGAACACGCGGTCTCGCCTATGTGGTGCACCAAACGCGGACGCCGGTAACACCTGCCATTCTGCATCATACCCGCCGCGGGCCAGGTCTCGGAGTATTCCTCCAAAGAGCCGTCCATTCTCTGCTGACAATAGCCCTCTGACGTTTTCTGCCACGATCCATCGGGGCTTAAGCTCGCAAACGATCCGGTAGAATTCCGACCACAACCATCGCTCATCATTTCCCCCCTGCCGTTTGCCAGCACTGCTGATTGGCTGGCACGGAAAACCACCACATATCAGGTCAACCCACTCAAGGTTACTCCCTCCGCAATCTCGCACGTCGCGGTATCGGGGCACATCGGGCCATCGTCTTCCAAGCAACCGTCTCGCCGCGTCGTCAATTTCCACCTGCCATTTGCACTGCATACCGGCCCGCTGGAAGCCGAGGTCGAAAACCACCGATACCCGCAAACAGCGAACCAAAGGTCAAAGGCATCGTATTCACCTCCCGTTCTGTTGCCCGCGAATAGACTACCGAACCTGGTCATCTCAGCGCCCTCTCGATCACGCCCATCGCCTCGCCGGACTCGACCATCGCGGTCGTGAAGTGCAGGACGCGCCAACCCTGGATCGCTGCCTCGTTGTACTTGACGCAGTCCTTGGAATAACCCTCGCCTCGCGTATGCCTGCCCTGCGTCCACACTGCACCCGAGACCTCAATCGCCAGTTTGTGACTGGGATAGGCTGCATCAAAACGCCAGCGTCGCGTCTTGTGAAAGCGAAACTCAAGGTTCGGCTCCGGTAGCCCGAGCGCCTTGATCTGGAATAGCAGCAGGTCGTGGGCGGGGCTGGTCACTGCAGCGCCATCTTCACGCACTTGGCGCAGAAGGGGTCAGACCATCGGTGCGGCGGCCAGGAATCGGTACGGCAGCATCTATAACCGCAGAAGGCCGGGCCATCTATTCGGAGCCGCACATGCACATTCCAGCATCCTACTGGTCGCGCAACAATCAACTCTGTGCGTTGTTTCAATGCTGTTACCTGCTCACGTGTCAATCGTATTGCCATCTCACCACCTCCCCCCCAGTGCCGCGGCCAGCGCAGCCGCCGCCAGGTACAGTACGAACCCCGCCACTGCCGACAGAAAGGCCGCTCTACATCCGTCGCTACTCATCAGTACGCTCCACGTCCACGCACCACCAGGTAGTACGGCTGACAATCTGCGAGACATTTGACTGGGCAATGCCAAACTTGCGGGCCAGCACCAGCTGTTTCCACCCGGCCTCGTACAGCCGCCGGATCTCCCGCACCTGTGAGGCGGTCAGTTTGGCGTGACCGCAACCTTCCCCGGCCAGGGGATGTGCGCCATCATGGTCAGGCATCGGTATCACCCAGTTCGGCGCGGGCAGCATTTATCCACCTATCAATAACCCTAGATGAGAGACTTTCGTCAACATATGCGAATCGATGGGCATTGAAGAATGGGAATGCCTTCCGCACCAGCGCCTCCAGCCGGCCGATGCGTTCGGCTAGGTGGGTATTGTCGGATTGTAGTTGTTCATTCTTGCGGGTCAATGCTCGGTTCTGGTACCACACTGATTCGGATTCGGCCCTGATTTTAGCTGTATAACCCATCTTATCCCCCTCCTCCCGCGTGGCACGCGGCGTAGTCCACAACCTCGATCACGGCGATGAGGGCCAGCAGCATAGCGAACACGGTACCGGCGAAGATGGTGCGGGCGGTCATTGGGCTCGCTCCTTCACAGTCGGGATCAGGTGGGTCGTTGACAGACACCAGATCTTGCCGTCCGTATAATCCACACGGGTCAAAGCGACAAAGTTCCCCTCGATTTTCAGATTCAATGTATCCTCTATGAATGCTTCGTCCTGAATGCCTTCGGGTACGATCCTGAATCCACGTCGCGTCTGCTCGAATTTCATCCTCTGCCTCCTCAGTGTTACCGGGCGCTCCGGCTGCGCCCGGCCGTACAATTGTTTCGTGTGGGTTATCGGTTATCGGATTTGCCGCTCTCCCTCATTCAATGGTAGCACGGTACTGCCCCCACTGGCCGTTAGAACTCCTGCATCAGCGTGTTCGCCAGGGCGTCATTGACACGGTCCTCAATATCTCGTCCGCCCTTCTCCATATCGCTCACCAACACCCGCAGCCGGTCTATCTCGTCCAGCAGGTCGGCTCCATAGGGCACGTAGGATACCGCCGTCCTCGTTACTTCTCGTATACGGGTTTCAACAGTGATGTCCAGCCAGCCTTGCGCATTGAGCCGTTTTGGGTCGCCTATGGGTGGCATCACTGCACCTTCCTGATACTCACCGACGGCTCGCCGGTAGTGCGAAATTGTGCAATCTCGGGGTGGGCTGCGGCGTAACCGTCCAAGGCTTTCGTGTCCCAGGACACGCGTCCCTTTGTCCATACCGCTTGCAGGTGCATACCACGCACCTTGTCGCCGTGGGCCAGCACTTGCGCCTTGACCGCCGCGTCCAACTCTGTGATGTTGGCCTGTAGGCCCTCGCCCTTCATCGCGAACTCGGCCTCGTCGGCCAGCGCCTTGACCACTTCCGCCGGCGATATGGCGTCTTCGATCATGCGCTGCTTGTCGCTTGCCAGCAGGTCGCGCTCAGCCTGCATTTCTGCCAACGCATCGAGCATGGTCACAATCTTGGTTGTGTTGTCCATCACTGCACCGCCTCTGACGGCTTGTTGCTGACGGCATCGAGGGTCACCTGTGCCTTGCGTGCCTGGTCAAGACGGCGCTTCATCCGCTGGCCCTCCGCGATCAACTGCTCCTCAGTGGCATCCGTGAGCCAGGCGGCGTCCAGTATCACGTTCTGGCCGATCGCCTTCAGGTCGCGCTCGATTTCGCCCAATCGGCTCACCAGCTTATCGCGGCGCGTCGGTTCGGCTGGCGTCGGCTCGGGTTGTTCGGCCGCTGCCACCTCAGCAATCACGCCGTCCCCATCCACGTAGCCGTTGTCGTCCTCTGGCTCCGGCTGAGTGTCGGCGTCCTCTGGCACAAAGGCGGCGTCCGCAGTCTCGCCCTCTACCACATCAGGGGCTTCGATCTGCGGCAGTCGGGGCATGGCAGCCAGGCGCATGGCCTCGACCTGCGCCACTACCCAGTCCTTCGCCGGCTCGATTGACAGCAACCACTTCTCGCGGCGCACCCGCTTGCCCGTCTGCTTCTTGTCCGACCCGATCTCAGGCGTGCTCACCTTCACCCGGCGTCGGCTCAGTACAAACTGGATACCGCGCAGGTCGCCGCGAATTGCCTCATATGCCGCCAGTTGTTCGGTGATGCGCATGAGGTCGTGCTTGCTGCTAGTGAGCGCCGTCACGAGTGCCATCCGCATGAGGTCTGGGATGATAACCTTCAAGCGCCCGACCGGTGTACATCCGCCGGGGCACGGGACAGGATCGATACTGTAGCCCGTATCGCCCGGCTTGCGCCACACGCTGCACGTCACACCGTCGCAACGATGCACCATCCCGCCAGCCACCCACTGCTCCTTGGCGGTCATAAAGTTGTCCTCTGCGTAGCGGTACGGCAGGTAGACACTGACCTCGGTGGGAGCCTCACCATAGACTGCCTCAAAATCCGCCACGGTCTCGGCCTGATCGGATGTGAAGCGGAAGTACGGCCCCAAATCCTTGCCTGGCTCCTTGTCGCTGATCTTCTTGGCGCCCTTCCGCAGCTCGCCGATGCGCGGGAATTCTGCCATCCGGTCGGTCAATCCCCGGATGCCCCGCATCGTCCGCGTGACCTGCACCGGCAGCCGCGCCTGTTCCGAGAGTGGCGCCGGCATCGGATCACAGCGCCGTGCCGCCCCCTCTGGCGTCTTGTAGAACATTCTTGATTCTGTCACGTTCCTCCTCGACTTTCTGCGGCTATGCCGCTATCTGTCCATACTCCTGCCGGTTCTACTGGGCGGGTCAGGGTGAAAGAACTCACCCAATTCGTCAGCCGTCCACCCGTCAAACGAGCGATCCAGAATGCTGCGCTCGGGCGGGCGCACATAGCCGTCCTCCGTGGCGTATGCCTCATGCTCCAGGTCGCCGGTGAAGAACGGGATGGGCCACACGGGCAACTGAGGGCGGCCATTGTACCAGCCCCAGATCACGCCCTCCACGCTCGGGCCGAAGTCGAAATTAGGCCAGGTGCCGCATAACTCGGCTACCCTCAGCGTCTCGCGGTCGGCCACGATGTAGGCGGCTATGCGCGCTGCATCCGGCGCCAGTAATCCGTAGCGACTGAGCAATATCCCCGCCGCTTCATCAGCAAACCATCGGTGATAACTCAAGTCCCTGCTCACGCAGTCATCCACGAATGCCTGTACCTTTGCCTTGTTCATCATCCGCTCCCATTCGTCTGCGCATCGGCGGCGTCGGGTGGCATAGGTCACCGTCCGTTCCTGTCCCAGTCATTGACGAGCAGGTCAAACATCTGCTCCCAGGTCTGCGGTCTCTCCGCCTGTGCGTGCGTCGCCTCGTACTGCGCGACTGCGTCGGCGCTGAAGCGCACCACGCCCTGACTGAGCCGCACGCTGGCCAGGGCTCCACAGCGCGCCAGGCGATAGACGGTCGCCTTGCCGCATTGCCAGCGCCGGGCTACGTCAGTCGCCGTCAGTAGAGCGTCCATCGACCTTCCCCAATTCGTGCAGCGCGTTCTGGATCGTGGCCAGGTCGAGAGCAATGCGGAGCAAGTGACCCGACGCGGCGCCGGAGTTCTCCATGCGGCCGAGCGCCTCGACGTGCTTGCGCGCGTCCTGTTCGGCTTGCTCGGCCTCATTGACTGTCTGGTTCCAGAAGTAACCACCCGGCTGCCGGCGACCCATTCCGCTTTTCCCCACTTTTCCAGCACCTATTCTCCGCAGTTGCTACCACATCGCAGTGGTCGTGTGTTATGCTGAGACTGCGGCAGACCTTCCTCAGTGGGGAGGCGGCGCGCTGCCGCACGCACCGCCTCCCGTTCAAGGAGGGCCTGCCACTGCGTCGTCAAACGCCCGGGGGTGGTTACCTGACACGCGCGCGGTAGCAGGCGGCTCCGTCAGTCCCTGGGATCGATGGCGTAGGGCAGGCGCGTGTCCACGAGCTGGCCGCGGCCGTCGGTGTCGGGGTGGCGCTCATCGTAATCGTTGATGATGCACCTCAGCGCCATCGACTCGTTGCCCTCGAAGCGGCGGGCCACGGCCTTGACCACGGAGTCCTGCGTGGGGTAGATGACGTATGTCTTGCTGAATGATTGTTCGCTCATCGTTACCTCGCGTTGGCTAATGGTTCCTACAGGATACATTGTACCACAGAGTACATTGAATGTCAATAGGTGGCAACGTGAATTTCCCAATGGAAACGAAACTTGTGGTATCGTTGTGTCGCCCTATGACAACATTCAGCGACTGGTTGCAGAACGAGATGAAGATGCGTGGCTTGTCGCAGTCGGACTTGGCGCACAGGGCAGGCGTGACGCGAGCTGCCATCAATCGGGTATTGACGGAGACGCGCGGAGCGGGTCCTGATTTATGCGTGGGTGTTGCTCGGGCGCTTGGCTATCAGCCCGACGATGTGTTCAGAATTGCGGGGTTATTGCCGAAGGGGGAAAACGCCCGTACCGCGTTAGCTGACCAGATGCTGGCTATCTTCGATGGTCTGCCGCCAGATGTTCAAGAACAGCTTGTCTACATCGCGCTGGGGCTTGGGCATCGAGAGCAAAGCAAATCCGAAGAATCATCTTCAGAACATGGCACCGCAAAACGCGGCAGAATGCGCGCGGAGACGTGAGTTCCTGTGATTGACACTCTGATACCTGTCGGCAACGAAAACCCCGCTCCGATTGAATCAAAACGTTTTGGTTGATCTTCTGGTGTGGCAGTGTGGGTGCGGCGGCGGGCGTCTGTCTCGGGTGTGACATTGGACCCTCCGGTGATGGTGAGAACAATAGAACGCACGTTCTAATCATATCACGCCCGACGTTGTATGTCAAGGGGGTGGCAGCATGCAGGAACCAGTCTATGCCGGCTTGGCGCTCGTGGCCATCGTCGTGGTGTTGGTAGGCATGGTTGTCGTAGTCACCAACAGAGACAGACGGCTGGCAGCCGACCCATGCGTGGAGCAGGACACACCCCGCAGCAAGCGCCGGTGGTACAATCAGCCGGTTGGGTGTGCCGGACTGCTGTTCCTGCTGATGATCGTGGCGGCGGGTGTGTCTAGCCATTGGCGTCTGACGATAGACTCTGTGTTCGGCGCGTTTCTGACATGTGCTGTGTGGTGTGGCATCCTCGGGATCTTCTACCACTTCAAGGACAAGCGACGTAAGGCACCATGAAGCGTCGCGCCAACGGGGAGGGCAGCCTGTACCTGCGCAAGGACGGCCGCTGGTGCGCCTACGTCACGGTCGGCGGCCATCGTCTCTACCACTATGCCCGTACCCAGCGCGCGTGTGTGACCTGGCTGACCGAGGCCAGGCACGCCGGCGACGGGATCTCCCTGGACGCCAACCGCGTCACGCTGGCGCAGTACCTGCGACAGTGGCTGGACATCGCGCGGCGCGGGCTGGCTACAGCCACCGGGGCGCAGTACGAAAGCACCATCCGCCTGCACATCGTCCCGCTGCTGGGCATGGTGCGCCTGGGCAAGCTGCGCAGCGGCGATATCCAGTCCCTGTATGCCGTGCTGCATGACCGCTTTAGCGGACATAGCGGTGCGGGCGCCGACACGATCCACGTCGTACACGCGATCCTGTCGCGCAGTCTCAGGCAGGCAGTCGCCTGGGGTTTCCTGGCCCGCTCGCCGGCGGTCGGGGTGACGCTGCCGAGACGGCGCCGGCGCGAGGTGACGACGCTCTCAGTAGAGCAGGTGCGCACGCTGCTGCAGGCAGCCCACGGCCATCGCTTCGAGGCGCTGTTCGTGCTGGCCATCAACACAGGCATGCGACACGGGGAACTGCTCGGTTTGCGCTGGCCGGATGTCGATTGGCACGGCGGGACCCTGCGCGTCCAGCGACAGTGGACACAGGGCGGATACGTGGCGCCGAAGACGGCAGGATCCGAGCGCCTGCTGCCGCTGGGTCCCGATACGTTGGCCGCTCTGCGTGCGCACCGGGAGCGGCAACGCTTCGCCCTAGCCGCTAAAGCGGTTATGGACACGGAGGTCGTATTCTGCAATGCCCAGGGCCAGGCGCTCGACCGTAGCACCACGCTGGAGGCGTTCCATCGGCTACTGGCGGTCGCCGGTCTGCCGCGCCTGCGCTTCCACGACCTGCGCCACACGGCCGCGACGCTGATGCTGGAGCAGGGCGTGCACCCGAAGGTGGTGCAGGAACGGCTGGGCCACGCCAGTATCAGCATGACATTGGACACGTACAGCCACGTGACACCCGGGCTGCAGCAGGCGGCCGCCGATGCGCTGGATGCGCGCATTGCTGTCAAACCCCTCGCAGTGATGTAATCCCCCACCAGTTTCCAAACTCGTGCCAAATTGCCCCGTTTGCCTATTGACATTATACACAATATAGTGTATAATATAGTCAAGAGTAAGGAACACACACAAGGAGCCGGAAATGAAAACGACAAAAGCGACGGTAAACGGATACAAGATGACACTGGTGGTAATAGAGGCGGGCGAGAAGGTGAAGGATATCCGCAATCAGCTCGGTGCTGAAATCAATGATTTCAACGCGGCGCGACGTGGAATTGATTGGACTGAGGAAGCCGATTACGCGGCGCAGTATCCGAAAACCTACGCGGCCATCAAGGCCGCCGGGATCGACATCAGCAACGCGGTTGCCATCGCTGAGTGGTTCCCTGGCGCATTGTGAGATCAAGGAGAGAAGAAATGGCACGCACACCCGCAAGCTACTATGTGAAGTTTGATACCTACTGGCAGCACAGCCCGGATCGGTTCGCCGGGCCGTTCGCTAGCCGTGACGATGCTCAGGCCGCGATTGACGCGGCGCTGAATGACCCGCAGTCGAAGGCTGTGATGTACGGCCAGCACGCCACTGACATTAAGCACGGCGTCCGCATCTATGGCATTCTGTCGCGGTCTGAGGCCCGGCGCGACGGCCTGCGGCTGGACTGGGACGCGGAGCAGAACTGTATCGGCAAGCGCATTCCAGTCAGCACGGATGATCTATTTGAGCTGGAGCAGGTATTACCGTAGCTGTCAGATAGCTGTCAAACAGGGCGACTCAGGCGGGTTTTGCGCCTGAGTTTGAGGCTGTCACATCTGAGGGCCTTAAGGCTCGGCAGCCGCGAGCCGTCTGAACCCCTTCGGAATCTGCGTAGTTGAGCGTATCATCTGTTCTCGGCGTGCCATCTGAACGAGGCGTTAGCTGTCAGACAGCTGTCATAACCGCGTAGCGGATATAGCGTAGATGTTTGCGCGAACACTCAACGGTTCAGCGGCGGAAGCCTCACATGATGGCGGTTCTCCCCGGCCCCCCCCACCGCCAGTCCTTCTGTCAGCCGGGTTGTATTCGCGGTGTATCTGACCAGGGTACCTCGCGAGTCTTCTGACCGGATCATCCGCAGTTTGGTCACTCATGCTCCCCCTTCGCAACAATGCAGGCAATTGCCAGCACGTTGTTCCTCGGGGACGCAACCTCAGCATACCACATGTCGCGCGCGCCGTCGCAAGTCTGTCGCAACCATCACGCCAATGCCTCGCTCCGGCTCATGATGCTCAGTGCGCCGTTCTGCAGAACGCCGAACGATTGCCGCATGACCGGCGTTGACGATCGATCCATCAACTGCGAGTAGGCCAGTTTCGCAGGATCGGCCAGCATGCCGATGTTGGCAATCACGTGGAGCCCACTGTCATCCCAACCGCGGGCGTCATGATGTTCGTGGAAGGTCAAAATGTGCTGCCCGTGCTTGCGCGCCAGGTTATTTGCGACGCTCAGTTGATTGCGCCCGAAGGAATTGGGATGCGTCACGCGCCATTCGCCCGTTGGTGTGTCAACGATGCAGTAGCCATAAATGCTGACCTGCACATTATCCGGCCCCCCCAGTCGCGACAGGAATATAGCCGCCAGCGTCTCTTCACTCTCGCGCCCGCTCAGTGCCTTCAGTAACCGCGCGTCGTGGTTGCCCATCAGAATTCGAATATCCGTGAACCAGTCCGCCCACAATGCCATCATGTACAGCGCCGCGGTCTTGTCCGCTTCCGGCGGCGGTGGCGTCACCAGGGCCTCATAGTGCCCATACGCCTGCATGTCAAACACATCACCGCCGATCAATAGGTTCTTTATACCCCGCGCCCTTGCGGTCACGGCCACCTCGCCGCATAACTCCCAGTCCGCCAGCGGCAGGTGCAGATCGCCGGCTATCACCCAGTCACCCGCCAGCCGCCAGAAATCCCGATACTTGCGCACCCACGGCGGTTTGTTCCCTTGCTGGTGAGCGTCGCTCGTAATGTTGCACTGTCGGGCCTTCGCGCGCAGGCTCGCCCAGGTGAACGGTACTCCGAATGCCTCCGTGAGTATGTCTGCTGCCGCCGCCCAACTGTGGCCGGCTGCCATCAATTGTCGTAGCGCCTCCACCTGTTCCGGTGTCCAGCGCATTAGCCCCGCCCTATGTAGTATCGCCGATTATCGTTTCGATAGTGATAACCATGTCGGTCATCATGTCTCGTGCATTCGTTAGTACCGGCACAATTCCCGCCAGTATCTCCCGCAACTGCTGTTCCGTCGGCGTCGCCGGTATTGGCATCGGCTCAGGTAATGGTTCCGGCGTCGGGTCTGGCGTCGGCGCCGGCGCGGCTTCACCTTCCTGGAAGACCACGTAAAACGAGTGGTGGCCGCGCGTATTGCCCGGCGCCTCGTCCGGGTGATCCGTCCGTAGGTTGTAGACACGATCCGATGGGCCGTCACCGAGCACCCATACCGTGGCGATCTGGCCGAGACCCAGGCCGATATTGCTGCCCGGCTCCCCGGCCCGCTTGTCTACCGCCACTGGCCGAGCCGGTTCCGCTGGTGTGCGTCCTACCCAGTCCCATCCTATTGGGATGCCATAAACGCGCTTGCCCTGGGCGTCTAACACATCGAGATAGACATGATGGTTCCCGCCGTTTTCGTCCGGCGTTAGGTGATGCACGCCGATGCAGCGATAACGGGCGCCGCCAACCTTCTGGATCTTGACGCCATAAGACGCTGCATCATTCTGCCCCTGTTGTCTGAGGAATGCCCGGTTATAGGCCAGAAAGTCAAACATCAGCTCACCGTCCTTGTCACATCCGCACTCACGTTGAATGTGCCTTCACCCATCGTCTGCACCAGAACGCCGGTCGAGCGTATCACCTGCACGTCGTAGTAGAGGCCCGCCACCTCGTCCAGTTTCGCCAATTCCGCAGCCGCGACGGTAATCGTCAGCGCACCGGTTGTGGCATTGACCATAGTGAGAAGCGCATTCGTCTTGGTCGTCGCCGCCTCGCCGTTGATGTATAGCAGGCCATCGGTTGTGCCGCTTGCGGGATTGGAGAGAAGTACCTGAAGAATGGCCGCCGTGTCCGCATCGCCCTTGTTGGTTTTCGCAGTCCAATAGACCTTGACCCAGGTAGATGCGAAATCGCCCAGCCCCGTCAGCGCCGCCACCAGCGTGTCACCGCGATGCGCCGTGATATCATCAGCTGCAACCGTCGCCGCCAGTGAGGCCGCACTTTGCGTGAGCGTGCGCGTCGCATAGGTCCATATGTCCGCCGGCTCCGCTCCATCCAACTGGTCGCTCAGTGTCTCCAATGTGTCGCCGTCGGCGCCGACGCGGGCGATCTGCGTTGCGCCGGTATCCGTCGCCTTGACCGGGAAGGCCGTAGATTCATCGAATTTCGCACTGGTGATGGCGTCGTCAGCGAGTCCGGCGCTCGTGACCGTCGGCACCGTGATATTGGTCAGCGTCGTCGCGCCAGTGGCCGCCTTGATATTGGCGAAGTCGAGGCCCGCCTCGCCGGTACTGCTTACATCCAGCGCATTCGCTGGCGTCGTGCTGCGCACCAGGTCATCAAGAGCTACGGTGGTCACGTCAAACTGGAGGATGTCCACGCCCGTCACGCCGCCGACGACGCCGGTGATGCGGATGCAATACGACTTCCCCGCCTCGAAGCCGTTGGCGGTCGTGATTGCCAGTTGCGCCGAGTAGAAGCCAGTACAGTTGGCTCCATCATGCGCGGCGAAACTGCCGGTGAGCAATGGGGCAGTTGTGAGGTCTTCGTAGACTCTAAATCCGGGGACCGCGTCGGCCGCAACTGCAGCCCCGGTACTTGGAGTGTGTGTATTGCAGTACACTGTCAGGTTACTGGAAAGCTTTATCATTCCAACATAGGCCATACGTCACCTCACATTTGCATCTACAACTAATCGTGATATAATCTTGGCAGTATCCTGATATGGAGGTACATTCTGATGTTGTGCGCCTGTGGTTGTGGTAAAGAAACTCGTTTGGCTCGACAGACATCCACAAAGGTCGGATGGGTGAAAGGTCAGCCGTTGCGGTACATTTGCGGACATAGCGGCCACAAGAAGACCCTGCCAATGCCAGATAGGTTTTGGGCGAAGGTTGATAAGTCTGGCGGTTCCGATGCGTGCTGGCCTTGGATGGGTGCTACGATGCCTAAAGGGTACGGCGAAATCGAGATCAATGGGCGACCACAGTTGACGCATCGTATTGCGTATCAACTGAGCATCGGGCCTATTCCTGATGGCTTGTTCGTCTGTCATCATTGTGACAATCGGCGGTGCTGCAATCCGGCGCATCTGTTTGTCGGCACCAACACGGATAATATGCGCGATTGCGCCCAGAAGGGAAGAAATGGCGCCAAGAACCACCCGGAGAATATGGCACGCGGAACGCACAATGGTAACTCGCGATTGACCGAAGAAGTTGTCCGTGCCATTCGCGCCGACTATGCCAGAATGCCACGGCCCAATCAAAGACAACTTGGGCGCGAATATGGCACAAGCGGAACCACTATCGCTGCTGTTGTGAAGCGAAAAACCTGGGCGCATGTTGTCTAATCTCACCTCACTCAATGCACAATGCCGCTGTAAATGATGCCGCTCACGAAGATGCCGCTCTGGAAGATGCCGCCGCCGCCGAGGGTGTAGTCCACCCTCAACTCTGGCCTTTTGGCGGGGGTGGGATCGTCGGAGGAACTAGCCAACCAACGCCCCGCGGCAATCCACGCATCTAAGGTACAAACTGCCACTCCCCTATTATTTGCAGGTGTACTAATCCAGATTTGCGTCATAACTGGTATTGACCATGAATTATCTGTCGCATAGTTGATCGTGTGTAGGTTTTCCGGCGTCGCCAATCTGTCGGTTGTCGTATCATTACAACCCGCCGTCGCCCAGTTGTTTACGCCGTCATAGGTATTCCACGTCGCTCCGTTACCTGTTGCCGAACCATTCCCCGTTCCCTCAATCCAAGCTTGTAATATGCGATATGCGCCGTAGTTGTAGGATTGTGTTGAGTCGGGCGTCTTTAGTGATAGGAACAGAGTTGCTGCCGCAACCATCGCGGTAGATGGTATGCTCGTGAGTACAAATTGCAACAGTTGTTTGTAGCTGGTACTGGCATTGAACCAACCTATAGCGCTATAAACGGAAACGCCGTTATTGAAGGTCGGATTGCCACTATCAATTATCGTATCCTTCCCCGCGCTGGCGTCCGGCTGCAACTCCAATGTCGGCTCGATCTCCGGGTCCTGCATCCCATCCGTCTTAATCCCGCTCAGCACCAGCGCCAGTCCCTTGCCGACCGTCACCCACTCGTACTTGACGGGGCGCACGTCCATCAGGTTTGCCAGATCATGCACGTATGGCGCCCGCAGGCTGCACACCGGTTCGCCCCGGCTCAGGAACGTGTCGCCTTTCAACTCCAACCCGGCCATCGTCACGGGAAACAGTAACGTACCGCCGGGCACCTTCCAGCCCGCCCGCGGCCGCATGAGCCACGAGGCGAAATGACCGCCGTGTATCCACTCCATCGTGAAGTTGGGGTTGTCCCATGCCACCGCCTGCACCTTGGAAAGTGACGGCGCACTCACGGCCACCGGCGAAAACTGCGTGCCCGCTTTCATCTGTGGCGCGCCGAAGCCGACCCATACGTTATCGTCGCGTGTCGGGTGGAAGTGAGCACTGCCGTCAGTCGCCATCTTCGCCGTGAGCGGTGCGCGGTCGAGTACCAGCGGCCGCGCCAGATCGCCCTTGCTCTCATAGGCCAGGACGTTGCGCTTGAGCGTGCCACGGTGGTTGTGGGCCACCGGCTTGATGTGATGCACGCTCTCGAACCGCCCGCCGCCGAGTTCCGTTTGTTCGCAGCAGGTGTTGGCGAAGGTCATGCCGCCACCGTGCTCTTCGTGACCCAGTTGCCGGCCTCTCGCCGCTGGATCACCAGGTCATTGCCGCTGCGCGTGATACGCCACGAGCCATCGGTGCCTGAGTTGCCCAGATAATAGGCTCCCGTCGCGCTCGTATCAATAGCCTGTAGTCGCTCCAATGCCGTGACGCGCTGTCGGATTGCCTTTACCTCATCCACCAGCCGGTCCACGAAGTCGCTCATACGCTCTCGGTCTCTATGTTAATCGCCTCGCCGCCTTCTTTCGTTGCCGCCACCGTGACGCCGGTCACTTTCACTACGTCCGTGATGTCGGCGTAATAGGCCGTTGCCAAGTCGCCCAGATAGTAGTGGATGCCATAGGCGCAAGTCGCCGTCTGCATAGCCTTGAAGGTGAATGCCTGTTTGGCGCGCATATCGTCCAGCCGGGCGTCACCGCGTGCGTCGAGGGCGGCCGTGGTCGTGCAATCGCGTGCATCCACGAAGACTTCGTAATCCGATGTACCACTCACGTAATCCGCGCCCGTGCGTATCTCGTACACCCGGTCTGTGTCCTGGCCCTGACCCCCGACAATGGCGACCGTCGCCTCGTTGATGTGGTCCCAGGTATACTCCGACTCCGCCATGTTGCCGCGGTCAAGGCCGAACCATAGGCTGGCCCGCCGGTCGGTGCCCAGTTGTCCGAGATACCAGCGGAAATTCCATGCCGCCGCGCCGGTGTTCACGAGGTCGAAGTCGCCGCCGGCCACGAGCGCGAGGGATTGCAATGTCTGAAGTAAGTTGTCATTCGAGCAGGCCCAATCCAAATGCGTGCCTGCGGCGCCGTCTGTCTGGATCGTGATACCCGCAATCGTCGCCAACCGCTTGCGCCCATCCGCTGTCGTGCCCGAGGCCGTCGCGTTGTACTTCACCAGTTCCTTCATCACCGTCTCGGGTGCGGTATGCGTGAATACGCTCCGGCCGGTCGTGTTAGCCGCATAGTCCACAGTGCGCCACGAGAGGAGCGACATTTGCCCCGGCGCATAGACTTCCAGCATGTCCTGGTCGCTGTAATACCGCCTCACTTTGCGCACGATCCCCCAGAAGTCACACGCCCGCGCCAGACCCCAGTCGGCATTCTCCCGCCAGACCTCCACGAGTGCCTTGTCCACGAAGTAAGGCACAATCGCGTCGTCTGCCCGGAAAGTAATGTGCGCCAACCCCGGCTCATTGACGTGCTTGGTATAGGTCAACGTGTCGAAACTGACCGATTGCGCCACCTCGACACCGGCGGTTGTCTGCACCTTGAGCGTGTAGGTCGTGGTCATCTATTCCGGCCCTATGGCCCACCAAGAGAAGTAAAGTACATTGGCAGGAGGATTTGCGGTGCCTTTCCAATATGCGGTCAATCCCGCCGCTGTCGTTATGCCGGACAACACTATCTTCGATGATGGGTTGTCGGCATAGATGATTATGGCTATTGGTGTATCGGAGAAAGCGACAGGGAAGGTGATCGCCACAGTACCACTTGTGGCAGCCGCGACGCCTCCGTATTGACCGCATTGCATCCGGCACATCGTCACGTCATAATTGGTGATGCCCGCCGTCGCCCAGGCGGTGGCACTGCCCCCTTGGCGTTTCGCACATACCAGAACCCGATTGCCAACCTTCGTATCGTCTACACTATCAGCGTCGTAATTCTCAGTTGCCAGCATCGTCGGCATGTAGAGGTACGCGCGTGCATCCGTGACGGTGATCACGCCGCCGGTGGTGATGGTCAAGGTTGCGAGCGAGATCTCCCACTTCACGCCGTCCGTCTGCGTCACGGATGGGATCGTCGCCGTTCCGTCGGCGCTCGAAATAAGCGCAATCCGTACCGTCTGTGTGACGCCATAGATGGCCTGGAGAACTACGCGGTGTCCGGTTGTGCCGGTCGTGGGCGTCGCTACTGTGACCGATACCACTGCATCATTGGCATAGAATAGGCCATTGACCATCGCCGCGCCGGTGGCGACGGAGAGCGGCGAAGATGTGCTTGTGACTGCCAATTCATTCAGGTAACCGTACAGGACGCCGCGCGTAGTGTAGTCGTCGCTGGTGAACACGGCGCGCAGCATCTCGGCAAAGTCGGCTTGTTCGTAAGCCTCCAGGCCATCGCCGTAAAGCCCGGTCGCCCACATCAAAGAGCGTTCGGTCATGATCTACTCCGGCCCCATAGCAACCCAAAAGAACACGGGATTTGTTGGCGTACTGGCATCTGTGGTTTTCCAGTAGATGGTCGTTTGAGTTGCATCCACGTCTAACGCACTAACAGCCATAGGGTATGACCTTATATCCCCTTGATACATCGCCAATGGTATTGGCTTGTAGGAGAACGCCACCGGGAATGTCACCACCACGGTGCCATTGTCCACACCGCTCGAAGTATCGGTAATTACTCCGCACTGGATCCGCGTCGTCGTCGGTGTGTAGGTGGTCGTACCGTAATCCTCCCATGAGGTCGCGCTGCCGCCCTGTCGCCGGTCAAGGCGCGCCACACGGTTGCCGGCAACCGTATCGTCCACGGAGTCGGCATCCATATTGGCGGTAGCGGCCATCGTCGCAAAGTGGCAATAATTCCGCACGTCCGTGAGCGTGATCGCACCCAGCGTCGTGACCGTGAACGTTGCGAGGCTGATGTCATAGGTTGTTCCGGCCGTCTGCGTGACAGCCGGGATGTCGGCTGTGCCATCTGCGCTGGCGATATCATAGATGCGGACCGTCTGGGTCGTGCTCCAGGAGGCGCGCAGCACGAGGCGATGGCCGGTCGTGCCATTGGTGGGCGTCGTGATCGTTACCGACTTGGCGGCGCTGTTGGTGTAGAAGAAGCCGTATACCATAGCGGCCCCGGTGTTCACACTGAGCGGCGAGGTGACGCCGGTTACGGCCAGGTCATTGAGATAGCCCTTGAGCACGCCCTGGGTCGCGTAGTTATCCGAGGTGAACAACGCCCGGAACACCTCCGCGATCTCCGCCATCGTGTAAGCCGTTGCCCCGTCGCCATAATCGCCTGTGGTCCAGAAGCGTGAGAGTTCTGCCAATGCGTCCTCCTATATGCCGATGTACCGCGTGTAGTATTGCATCGTCAGCAGGGTCGCCGTGCTAGGCGAGGTGCCGGTGATCTGGATGGTGTTGATGCCATTCGACACATCGCGCTTCGAGGCGATGGCGAACGTGCTCAGGTGCGATGGCTCAACCAGTTTGCCGCCCTGGTAGTCGCCGTTCTTGTCCTTGACCGACTTCACGCCATAGGCGCAATCGATCTCGTAATAGTCCCCGGCGGCGATGGTCGTGCCAGTGAAGTCCAGCCTCTTGTCGGTGTTGATGTTGCGGATGACCGGCGAGGTGATCGGCCCGGCGATCTTCAGATAGGGGAGCGCCTTCCATGTGCCGGCATAGTTGGCGTTGATGGTGCCGGTATTGGCCGTCGCGCCGACGGCAATGGGCACGACCAGGGGGATGCTCATGCCCGCGGCAAAGGTAGCCGTCTTCGTGACGATGGTTGGATCATAGAACGTCGGGTCGTGGGCTATGAACTCCGCTATTTCCCGGTAGGTGAAACCGGCGCGGTCGCTGGTGTTGAAGTCCAGTCGGCCTGAATAGACGCAATCGAGTTGTCGCACCGCTCCGCTGTCCAGGGTCCACCGCATGATACCCGCCGTGCCGCTGTCGGCCGGCGCGAATATCTCTTCGAGCGTCTGCCTCAGCGTATAGAGCGCCGTCTGTGACGCACCGGCCATGCCGAGTAACAACATGAATACGCGTGGATCAAGGCGCATTCCCCGGTAGGTCACGCCGTCCTGTTGTGGGCCGCGCTCCGTGATGTGATGTAGTGGCGCTATCCCCAGGCCCGTGTCACCCTCACGCCAGACCAGGGTGCCGTCACCCAGGTTATAGGCCGTATTGTTGACGATCCATTCGACGGTGATGGTCATACCGTTGCCCCGAGCTGTTGAAAGAGTCGGATGTCATCGCGCAGGCTGGACTCGCTCTGGTAGTTGCGGTAGTTGGCCTGGATATTCCAGTTGTGCATGACCGGCGTGATGCGCTCGCCGCCGTGTACGGTCGCGGTCTGTGGCATGCCGATAGGGCCGGGTACGATGCCGCCGTATTGGTAACTGGAAGCTGCATTCATCTGGCTCAATTTGTGCTTCCAGTATTCCGCCTCATTCCAAGCGGTTATTGCGCCGCCTGAGTCAGTGAACCGCAGATTATTGTATCGATTCATCCACAGTCTATATTGCTCTTGTGCCGCGCCAACGGGGTCATATGTAGTTCCTCCCCCGCCCCCACTGGATGAAGGTTGATTCGCGGCCGCTGTTGCCGCGGCTCCCCATACCGCAGCCTGTCCCGCAAAACCAGCACTGGCAGCACCCGTCAAAGGTATAGCCGCACTGAGCGCAGCCAGGATTTGATTGGTAATTTGTTTCAAGCGGGCTTGAAATACTGCTCCATTGACATACTCACTGAGCTTCTGTCCAAGCCAATCGAATAGATCGGTGATATATCCAATGCCGTCAATCTTTGCCTGTTTCACCCAATCCCAGAACTTCTTTGACCAGGGGGCAAGTGTGCGCTCTATTTCGGGCCAATGGGCTTGGAGTTCGCTAGTTATCGCGTTGACGAAATCATAAATCAGACCAGCTATGCTTGGGATCGCACCGCCCGGCCCTACTAGGAAGCTAAGCATCGCACTGATTGCACCGCCCCAGTCCCCGCGGACAAGTGCGTTCTTGATGGTTGTTGCCGTGCCCAGAAATTGGCGGGTGAGACGTCCGAATATCGGATCAACTGTTGATTTGATGCCATCCACGAATCCCGTCCAGGCATTGGTTAATTCTGGGCTGGTAAAGGCGTCAACCGTAGTATTGAGGAAATCATTGATGGCGGGTAAGAGTATGCCGCCCGCGTCCTCTCCCAATTCACCCCATCCGACGCGCAGGCGCTCTACTGCGCCCAGCGCCGTCGTGCCGACCATCTCTGCCGTACCGCCAAATTTCTGGTCTAACCTATCAAGGATGATTTGCTGCCCTTGCATCACCTTCCCGGCTTTATCGGTTTCGTCACCGGCGGCTAACTGAGCATCGTTGTAGTCCTTTATCGCACCCTCGGCCCCGCCGATTTCGTCCACCAATTTCTTGATTGTGAAATTCTGCGCGGCTAGGGATGCATTGCTGGTACTGCCCGATTTCTCCATCTCGTCAAGGCGCATCTTTGCAATATTCAATTGCGTGTGCAGGTCGGGCAATGCGGCGGCAGCGTCACTCGCCGCTTTTTGCTGGTCGACCAATCCCGCATTCGCGCCGAATAACGTGGCGATCATTTCCTTTTCGGAATCGGTGAATACGACACCGGCCCTCTGGAGACCTGTAAGAATGGACGTATCGCCGTCCATCGCTTTACCTACCAATTGGGCCACATTCACCAATGATTCTTGACTTGGAATGACACCGTTCGCCGTTGCGGTTGCCATGTCGAGTACGGCTTTGGTCGCGGCCGGAAACACATCCTTGCCGATGCTGGTATACTTCAACAGAACATTCTCAGCACTGAGAATGGCCTCATCCTCAAATGTCGTTTGGTTAGCAAAAGCCTTGGCAAGATTCACCAGCGCGTCTTTGGTCATGCCCGCTGCGCCGGCTGTGCTTTTGAGTACGGCATCCGTCTGGGTACTCACGATCTGCGCTTTGGCAGCATCTGCAACCCAACCGACGACCGCATCTCCCATGCCTTTGAATACGTCAACAAATGCCTGCCCGACTGCCTTGATACCACCCAGGAAGGCATTGAAAGCCTCGGTCATGAGATTGCCGGCGAATACTCCCTTGGCTATGTCGCCAAAGGACATCACGTCCGCTTTGGCCTCTGCCAGCGGCGCCTTCGCCTCGTTCTTGCCGGTTATCCTGATTTCGACTTCGTTAGCCATGCTCACCCGCTTTGGCGATAGCCGAACGGTAGACCATCAACCTATGCCACCACACCTCAGTGCACTCCGCCTCGAAGGCCCACGGCGCAACCCCGCATTCCTGCGCCACTGCGACAATCAGCGCCCACTCTGGCGGCGCAATTCCCGGTGTGCCTTTCGCCCAGTGCATTATTCGCCATCCGGCATCGTCTTCGACAAAGGGGCAGTCATCAGGCCACCCCCCATGACCGCCGACAACAGTCCCTTGATCTGCCGCTCCGTTGCGTCCAGGAGCGCTTCACGCGCCTCTTCGCGGTTGTGTGGCGCGACCACATAGGGCAATAGGAAATCCGCGATCTTGTCAATCGCACCCGGAGCCGACTTCAGGCCGGCGAATAACTGCATCGCCTGCTTGTTGCGCCGCAGATAGCCCGGGCTGTCCGGCGTCGGTTGCTCCAGTACCAACTCAACCTTGGTCGTCTTCGTCGCCATCGGTCGTACCTTTCTCTAGGTCAGGTTCGCCAGCTCATTGACCACCGTGATCGTTGACATGGTAGAGGCGGTCTCGCTGTAGGACACTCGCAGTTTGCCTACCACAATGTCATTACCCGCCTTTTCACCGATCTTGTCGAAACTCTCCCACTTGCCGTAGCAGTCAATGATGAGCTTCTTCGTCGTGTGCGTGGTGCCGGTCGTGGTGAGCGCCGAGCCAACTGTCAATAGCCGGATCGCCCGCTCCGTCTCCGCCCGCCAGGCCGCCTTCTCTGCGACGCTGGTCGTGTCGTGCTCGAAGGTCATCGTGAGGGTGGCGGCCGCCGGGATCGTCTTGGTGAAGGCGAAATACAACGCATTGGAATCGCCGGTGAAGACGGGTACGATGCCTGTGTCGCTCACGTTCAACTCGTAGGCCAGCAGGGTATTGCTCTTCGTGGTCGTGCCGATGCTGCCTGCCGTGTTGATGTAGAGCGTGGACTTGCCGAACAGGATTTCCTCTACTGTCGGCGCCGTGATACCGGTCGTGAAGGAACAAAGTGCCACTTGCCGCCCTATCCAGTCCGCTGTCACCATCCAGGGCTTGCCCGCCTCGCCCGACAATTTGAACGACTTGACGAAGGCGTATTCTATCTCTTCGGCCTGCTGGTCGTCGCCGCCCTCGATGGTGTAGGTCGTGATGGTGTTGGCGGCTGTGGTGGGGAAGGTATAGGCGTACACCTTGCCCGAGCCGCTATCGGCAGTCGCTGCTGTCCAGACCTGCTTGACACCTGCCTCCAGAATATGTGGCAACGCCTCAAACGTGGCCTCGATTTCGTCAAAGGTCAGTTTTGCGCCCAACTTCGGCACGAACGAACGATTGGTGCGTTGGAGGATACCGATGTCCTCGTTGGCAAACCCTACCTCGATGTCATCCTCGATCGTACCGCGGCCGCGCCACTGCCGGACTGCTGCCGTGGCCGTTCCTGCTGTCGTTTCCTTTCCGTATAGAATCTTGCGGAGTGCTTTTACACCGGGCATGGTTTCCTCCTATGCCTCTACCTGCATTTCCAATATCGGCACTGTCGGCGCCGCATCGGGGTGTTCTGCCGAATATCGCTCAAATGTGTTTTGGTTGACCTGGCTCACCGTCAGGTGTGGCGTCTGCAAACTGAAATCGACATGATGCGGGATGCCTGCCGTTTCGCAGGCTAAGCCGAAATAGATATCCTCTGTCGGCTGTATCTGGCCGGCCGGCGCATAGACATAGCGAAACCACGGCCACGGGATCCCCTTCTCCATCAGGGTCCTCAGCACGCCCGCCTGTATCGCAATCGCCGCCGTGCCAACAATGGTACAGGGCACGAGACCCGCGTCAGCATCCCACTCGGCCGGCGTGTTGAGTGCGCCGTCCTTGTCGCGTATGAATACCATCGGGTCGTATGGTTCGGTGCGCCGGAAGTAGAGCGCCCCCACGACGCCCACATTGTGCGCCGTCAGGCGCTCTACCACATCCGGCGGGTGGTCGTGGTCGCCATCGAGCATCACGAGTGTATCCGTGTCGTTCTGCGCGCCTTTCAGCAGCGCCAGGCACGCGGTATTCCGGGCGTCATCGGTTCTCGTATACGGAAGCGCGATCATTGCGTAACCCGCCCGCGCGCACCTGCTGGCGATGCGCATGGCCGCGATGGCGGCCAGATAGTTGACGTTGCGCTCCATCAGCATGACCCAAAAGATGCGCTTGGTGGGCGCGTCCGGGTTAACCCCGGCAGTGAAATGCCCGATGGAGCCGCGCCGTGTTTGGAGCGTCAACGCCTTCTTATTCACCAGCCGGTCAATCGCACGTCCTACACCCGGCCAGCCATCGTCGTAATCGTGAAACAAGATCGGACTATCCGGCTGGCACTTCGGCAACCATGCACAGGCATCTGCATACACTGCATCTCTGCTGTGTGCACCGTCCAGATAGAGCATATGCACGGGCCGGGGGAATGTCGTCGCCGCTTCTACACTGTCGGCAACCAACAGCGTCACTATATCCTGGAGGCCAAACGCCGCGATGTTCGCCTGGAAGTCCTCTACCGTCGGTACTGTCTCGTGCTCAGGACTGCCCAGGAAGTTGTCAACACTGTAGATGTGGCCGCCGCTCTCCTTGCAGCCGAATGCGAGCGGGATGGTACTGCGCCCCCGCCACGCGCCGATCTCGACAACGGTAGAGCCGGGTGGCAATGCGCGCGCTTGGTGGTAGAGGTAAATCGCCTCTGCCTCAGTACACCAGCCCGGAATGTGACGCCATTCGTCAATGCCAGGAAACATCGTTGCCTACCATTTCTCCGTGATCTTCATTCGGAACTCACAGCCCCGGTATGCTTGCCCGGCAAACATCAGTTGCCCATCCAAGCCGGTGTCGGTGAACGTCGCGTCAATGTGCGCCACTGCACTGCCCAGCGTCGGATCGTCTTGGTAGGCCGTACCTATCGCCTGGATGATCGGCAGGGCAGCGTCAAACCCTTCGTCTACCGTGCCCTGGCCCGTCGGCTGCACGAACAGACGCACCACGTATTCGCGCACCTGGCAATGAAGCCCCACCGCCTCGCTCTCCCAGGATGCCGTGCCCGGCAACGTCATCACGAGCGGCAGGTCGGCAGCCCCGAAGCTGGCCGGTATCTTCGTCGGCGCGGTTCTGACGCCGGTTACGGTGGCGTGCAATGCCTGGAGCGCGGCGATGGTCGCGGCGATGGTCACATTCGCCTCCGATAGAATGCCAACTCCGCCAGTACGTCGCGTGGGAGCGCCTGCGGTACGGTGATGATCCCCAACTCCGGGCTGGCCGTAGTCTCAAAGATGTTCGTGTCACGTTGGGAATACAGATAGGCCGCGAGCCGTAATGTCGCCTGCACAATGACCGCCGGGGCTGTCGTGCTGTAGGCCCATTTGGCGCTCACACTGATGGCGTTCTCGGGGTCCGTGCTGTAGGTCCAGTACAGCCCCTTAGAGGCCAGCAGGGTGATGGCGTAGTACGGCGCGGCGTTGCGCGGCGAGGTGACGTAATTGGCGGCAGCGATCACGGCGGTATCCCCGTTGGTCACTGTGTCAATGGACGCGCAATCCACGTCGAAGCGCAGCGTGCGCCTGTGCACATCCCGGATGGCATCGAAGGTGCGCGTGGTATTGGTGCTGGCCTCGAAGGTACGCCCAGTATAGGCATCGATGATAGCCTGTGCACGTGCAGCGCACGAGTCGAGCAGGATGTCATCACCTGTGCCCGTGATGCCCCGATAATTCTTGACCAGCGCGCCGGTGGTGTAGGCCATTAGCGTTTCGCCTTACCGCGCCCCCTCAGTTCCGGTTTCCAGTTCTTGGTGACCTCTTGCGGCTCTGGGGGCAACGGTCTTGGAGTTGGATTGGCTCCCCATGTTACGACCGGCAAAATGTCAACGCCCTTCTCTTCTCGCGGCGTGTAATCCACTTTCAGTGCCGGACGAATATCCGGATCGGAGTCAACCCACGCCTCGACCTCCACCGCCACGCCCAGCCGATGCACCAGTGCGTGGCCGGCGTGCTCGTTCACCTCGGCCACGTCACCGGCAAGGTACTTGACGCCGCCGGTATGCAGACCCGCATAGTCCTCAACAAATTGCACGTTCATTGCTCAGAATCCTTTCCACGTTGTAGTTGCGGTACACCTCATCCGTCACCCACGCTTCCGTCAAATGGGGCGTGATCAGGCTCGTGTCCACGAAGACAGGCACCTTTGCCTTGCGACAGTTCTCACAGAAGCCGATGTCCTCGCTCGGGAGCGTCCGACTGATGTCCTTCAGCGCGTCGGGCATGATACTCTTCTTCGGCGGCGGGTAATACCACCACGGCCAGCGCAGCCGTTTTAGGATCGCGACCTCGATACAGATGGCGCACGAGCCGACCCAGGTGATGCGCTCCAGCCGCCCATCCCATCGCGCCAGTACTTCTACATGTCCATCGTTACGCCGGTAAGCCATCGGGTTGTAGGTCGGCATCCGATTGAACGCCAGCGCCGCGACGACCGGGACTTGATGCGCCACGAGCCGCCCTATGATATCCGGCGGATGCGCATGATCCGTATCCAGCATCACGATCCGGTCGTATCGCTCTTGGAGCGCATACTGGCACAGCCAGTTACGGTTCAACTCCGTGCGTGCTACGTGCGCCTTCACGTCGTAACCGCGCACGGCCGCCAGGATGTGCTCAAACGTGCTGGCAGGCACCCCGCCCGATCCGAGTGGGATGCCCACCAGGATTTTGTCGCTCACGGTTTCACCGGCGCATAGATGCCGTTGACCCGCGTGTTGATTCCAGCCGGCGGTTCACCCGGCAGCGGCGTCGGGTCAACGGGTAGTGATATTGGCGTTACCGTGTAGTCTGCGGCCAGGTCTTTCATACCCATCTGATTGAGCGCCCGTGGGCACTTGATCTGATAGGTATTATCGGCATTGAGAACTATGCGGTATTGGCCGCTGTCCCTCCGCCCAATCAGGGCGAAATTATGGGCCTCCGCGTCGTACATCAAATCAATCCAGCCAGGCAGTTGCATCATCTGATGGGTCGCCTCATTCCAGGTGATGCAATTGACCGTGTTGACCGTCAGAGACGGGCCACCCTGCAATGCCAATGCCCAGGCCATGGACCACCATCCTTCGGTCTGGGTGGCCCTATTTCGATGGGGCCACCCAGACCAATTCAACTCACGCCGGATACTGTAAAGCGCCGCTCTCCAGGTTGTAACCCCAGTTGTTGCTCCCGGCGTCCACATAGTACTCGGTCGTCTTCGCGCCCTTGGTATTGTCGGCGCGGTTGCCGTCCACATGGATGCCCGACGTGCCGGCTCCCAACGTGATTGCCTTGCCTACTGAGTCCGAGACCATGTTGAACCTGTTGTCGTAGATGCCACTCATGCAGGCGGAACCGGTTACGTTGATGCTGATACCTGGCACGCGATCAAAGATGTTGCCGTGCCCGGGAAGGCCGATGTGCCCGCGCGTCGCGTTGCCGGCGACCAGAACGCCGTCGATCAACAGGGCATACCCGAACAGGCAATCGTACACCGTCAGGTATGGTGCATCGGTGCCGCTCGTGACCTTGACGCCGTAGGAACCGGCGCCGTCGGCCACACCGAACCAGCAATCATAGACCGTGCAGCCCCAGATGCCACCGCCTACACTGTCAAGCAGGATGCCTGCATTGTTACCCGCCGCCGTCCCGCCGATCTCCAGGTTGGCGAACTCAGTGCGATGACCCGTCACAAGGAACGCCGCCTTGTTGGAGCCGGTCGCCGTGACGGTCGCCCATTTGCTGCCCATCGTGGCCCGGTCGCCGATGAAGTGAACCATGTCCAGGTTGGCGACAATGGGCCAGGTCTCGGCGGCGCGTCCGTTGCTGCCGTAGTTCAGGATGCGGATGTAGTCATTGTGTCCGCTCACGCAGAGGGCCAGGGCGGCGGTGACCGTCTGCTTCGGATTGTCTTTGTCGGCGCCGCTCAGATTGTTATTGCTCGGACCATCCGAGCCGCCGTTGACATAGAAGATGTTGCCAACGCCCAGGTCATTGACCATGACGCCGGTACCTTCGCGCAAATCCGCGAGGCTAGATACTCGTTTCCGCAGAATGTATGGACTTCCCATTTCGATCTCCCTTACCCCGTTCTAACGGGGTTGCCTCCGGGGGGCAGTCTCCCAACTGCCCCCCATCCAGCCGATAGGTGTTGCTTGTCTTAGGCTACGACGACTCCGTAAGAAACCGCCGATGCCTCGGTATCCCGGTAGACCATGCCCCAACGGCAGAGCGCCACGATCTCGGTCGTGTCCGCGCGCGCGATACGCGTGGTCTCGATGGTCATGCGCCGTTTCCAACCCATGAGCCATTGATCCCAACGCACCGCCAGGATGGAGCCATAGATGTTGTTACCCTCCACGTCCTGGTCAACCTTGCCTGCGCTGTTGCTGAGTAACTGGTAGGCGGCGGTTGTCACCGTCCCCAGTTGCACACCTGCGTAGCACATGAAGTAACTGGTGAAAACGTCATGGCCCCAGATGTTGGTGATATTGCCGTTCTCGATGGTCGGCTGCCCGGACACATCGCGCGTCTCGATCTCCGCCAGTTGGAGTGTCTTGTAGAGTGTCCACGGATCGATGATAAACCCGGTACTGGCGAAGTTGGCAGCGTTCCGGCCCGCCGTGCCCATCAGTTTGAGCGTTTCCAGGTAGTCCTCGACTGCCAGTGTGCCGCAGGCGCGGGCGTTGGCGCTGTTGACACGCGCCGCCAATCCCCGGAAGCCCACGCACATCATGAACAGGTCGGTACTACCCGGCGTACCCGCAATGTCGTTGACGTTGGTACTGGCCGTGGTGGCCGTATCGCCGTCAATGACCGCGTACTCCATCTGCTCCGCGCCCGACTTCGTCAACTGATTGCGCAGGTTGCTCACCCACGGGATCAGGCTGTCCTCTTCCATCTCGCCTGTCCACAGGCAGCGCGCACCCATTTTGGCGACGGTCAACGATGTGTTGGCAGTCGTCACTTTGCTGGAGGTGATGGTGGCATTGGGCCAGCCGGTAGCCTCAGTGGTCGGCAGGTCATTGTTCTGCGCCACCTTGTACCAGGTCGGGTCGGTGCTTTCAAGCGGGATGGTAATGCTCTCCATCCCCTGCGGCACTTCGACGGTCGGGATCTTCGCGACGATCACGGACGCCGCCCGTATCTTCTCCCATAGGCGAGTGGCGTAGGCAACGCCCACCCATTGGTCGCCATAGGAACTCAGCGTGCTGTCCATGATCTCGTCGGTCTTGATGCCCGCCGGCATGGCCTTGATGGCCTCGTGCGCGGCGCTGTCCTTGCCGCCGTCGGCGATGATCTTCGCCAGCAGCGCCTTCGTGCTCTCTTCGCGGGCGTTCATGCTAGACCAGCCGCGCTTCGCTCCCTGCGGCGTGTTGTCCAGGATGCAGTTGAGCAGGTCGTGGTCGGCCGGGTCCAGCGTGTCGTACTTGCGCGGGATGCGTAGCATTGCCGGCGCCCCGGCGGTTGGCGGGCGCCCGGCTTTGACCGCCTCCTGCTCCCGTGCCTTGAGTCCTGCCTCTATCCCGGCCTTGATTGCCGCATCGATCTTCGTTTGTTCCGCCACTCTGGCCTCGGCTTCGGCCTTGATCCGCGCGTCGCGGTCGGCCATCGCCTTTGCCACAGCAGCCTCAATCTCTTCGTTCATTGCCTTTGCTCCTTGTGCTTTGGTTGATTTATCCTTGCTCCTCTCCGCGGTTGCCGCGCCCATCACCTGGGTGCCTTTGGCGTCCGCCTGTGGGTGAACCGTAATATCTGCCTCAGGGGGCAGGACAAGCCCCGCCGCCTGGTAGATTGCTTTCATTGCCGGGAGTGCTACGGCGTAGGCATTAGCTGGCCGCCGCCCTTCCGTTGCCTCGAAGATGGACAACTCCGCAACCGGCCAATGCCGGATGTGGCCGTCGCTGTCAGTGCGCACCAGATGCGAGACAGCACCCGACGATGCACGGGCGACGCCATTCATCGCTGCTTCCCAAACGCGCTTGGCAAAGGCATTCGTCTTATCCAGAATGACCCGATACCAGATGCCATCAGTGCGCGCTTCCCGACTGGTTGTCTTGCCGATGAAAACGGGGTCACCGCTGGGTTTGCCGTCGGGTGCGAAACCGTGGTAGTACACGGCAGGTGGCAGGCCGAACTTGTCTTCGTGAAACTTGGTGGCCGCGTCGAAGTATTCGCCCTGCGAGTCCTTGCCACCTTCCGGGCCGCCATAAGGGCAGCCGAGTACATCCAATTCCCAGTCGCCGACCGCCTTGACGGCGTAATAGCTTTCCTGCTTCTCTACCTTTTGCGGGTCAGTCCAGACATAGGAACCATCCTGGGCGATGCGATATTCGTAGCGAAACAGAACACCCTCTCGCTCCACAATCACGAAATCATTGAAGGTGCGAGAAATCCAGGATTTTCGTTCCTTGCCGGCTTCCAGAGATTGTGGCTCAAATGCCTGAAACCATGCCGTTTCCACTTCGCGGATGATCTCATTCAGCTCAAACGACTTTGCCGTATTCTCGCTGGCCCAGATTGCCGCAATTTGGGCATCTGCTTTTTCCTGCGTCAGATGGCAACCCAACGTCTTTCCTTCTGGCTCGCCATCAGCGCCTTTCTTGTAGACGCAGATCTGTTCCTTCTCATTCTTCTTGGTCATGTATGGCATTTGTTATCTCCCGGCGGCAACGAAAAAGCCGCCTCTCAACGGCCTTCCTTCCGGTAGACCGTGAAAAGCGGCTTGCATTCGCCAGCCGGTATTCGATTAGTGCGGCAGTCCTATGCCACAGATATCAGTCTAGCTGCTCTGCCTTGCGGTGACTCTTCATTCCGTGCTTCCAATATACCACGTTTGTACCAGTCCCGCAATACCGCCGTGCGCGGCTTCATTGCCAGCAGCCGCTCAATCGCGTCCACCTGCCGCAATAGCGCATCACGCTGGGCGAGCCAGAAGTCGCGGTCGGGGTCGGTCACCTTATCCCGCCACCATATAAGTCGCCCGGCAGTTCGGGCATGTCACTTGTTTGGCCCGCAATGCCACGGGCGGGAACAGATATGGGTTGGTTCCGGCATTCAGGTTCTGCAGCGATACCCACTGTTGCCACCCACACTGACACCTCACGAATTGCCGTATCACCGCCGCATCACGCAATTTCTCCGCGTCGTAAACCATCACCCTACCCCCGCATTCAGCGGCTTGCTCAGCGCATCATTGATGACCTTCGGGATGTCCCCGCCCTGCTGCGCCTGCTCGATTGCCTGCTTGTCCGTCACCCAGCCAGTGGCGCGATGCTGCGCCGATTGCCAGGCCTCGCCTTGTACCCACTTGGCATAGGTCACACCCTTCGTACCCACAATGGCATCTGTTTCTCCTAGGGATTCGACTGTCCAGGACTGCTCCAACTTCTGACTCATTGGGTCGTTGCCGCGTGAGTATTGCAAGGGTAGACCACCCTGACGGCGCATTATCGCGTACCAAATCTTCTGTTTACGGCTGGCCCAGATCACCGGCGAATGCGACGACCCCGGTGGCTTGGCAATCTTCGATCGCACAATCTCACCGATGGCGAACGTCGCGGCACGCAGGGCAGGCGTCAGGTCAACGCCCAGCCGCTTCGCCAGTTCCTCTACGCCGGTGATTTCAAGGGTGATCATCACTTGCCCTTCTGGTATTCGAGCGTGAGCCAGCACCGGCAGAATACATGAAGCGGGGGGCCGCCGTAGTCGCCCCATACTGATTCTGGCCTGCCATTCAAAGGGCCGCACAGATCACACACTTTTTCATCCCCGCTGGCATTAAAAACCCGCTCCATCTCTATGCCCGCCTCTTTGAGCATGCCCTGGTAAACCTCTGTGCCCTGGGCATAGGCGCGTGTCACCTCAGTGACGGCGATTTGTGCCGCCCGCACATCCGTGATAGACGGCGATGCAATCAACTCCGTCAACTGCCCGACCGTCATGCCCGGCGTCTCCATAAACTGCCGGGTGGCGTTGCTGATGAGGCGGCGCGTTGTCCGATCAATGCCCTTGACCAACTCGAAAGTGTACTTGTGCGCCCATTCCATCGCCGCCGAATTGACGACGGCGATGTCAAAGTCAATCTTGCCAATGACCGCTTGCGCCATCGCCTCGTCTACCGCCGCCCTGGTGAGCACGGTTGCAATCTCGGCGCGCAGTTCGTCCATTGCGGCCTCTGTCTCGGGCGCGCGCTTGTCCGCGATTGCCGTCACCCACTGCTTGCCGTTGGCGCTGAAGATGGCGGCGATCTTCTTGCGCAGCCGCTCCTCCAGCACCCTGTCCGGCTCCCGGCCTGCTTTCAGCGCATCATAACGCGGCAACCAGTCGAAGCCGACGACATGCACGGCTGCCTTGACCGCCGGCGGGATATTGTCACTGTCGAAGACTGCCAACCGCCCGCGTTTCTTGCTCTTCGTCTGCCAGCGCAACAGGTCGGCCTTCATCGCCTCGGCGTCGGCCTCTTCCAGCGGCTCGGGCGTCTCGGTCTGGCCCGGCTCTTCTGCAGATTCATCAGCCGCTTGATTGTTCTGCCCAGCGAATGGCACCAATGCTTCTGGCACAGGCTTCGGTTCGGGTATCTTGCCGTCCTCCAGTTTCAACAGCGTCTCAGTGCCAATCTCGGCCGGCAGGAACAGCCCCCGGTCGTCACTCAGCGGCGCCTCGGCGTAGTACTGCGCTCGGATTTCGTCAATCGTGTGCGTGAGCGCATACTGTTGTTGCTCTTGCAAATCCACCAACCGGTCTGTCTTGCGTGGGTCGTCAAACTCACCGCGCAGGTTCTCGCCATACAGCGCGAGCAGGTTGTTGGTGATTACTTCGGCCAGGGAGCACAGCAGCGGCCAGAGCGTGTATTCAGCGAATACCGCCTTGGCTGCCTGGGCGTTGGCTTCTGTGGTGTTTTTGTCTACCAGGCCGGGAGGCACGCCGAAGACCTGGAATATCTCCTCTTTGCTCGCCTGCCGGCCGGCCAAAAATTCCATGTCTTTCTGTGACAGCGCCATCGGGATCCAATTCACGCCGCCCTGCCCGGTGCCACGCATCAGCATCGGGCCGCTGCGGTTCGTGCCGCCCCACTTGGTTTTGATATCCTCTCTAATGACTTCCCAGTCGGTGGCGTTCACCATGTCGCTGTAGGCCAGCGCACCGGGTATCTTCGCGTTGTTCTCGCCAAAGAACGCGGCATTCCATTTTTGCATATTCATGTCAGCCTGCGCCGTGGTCGCCAGTGCCTCGATGGGCGACAGTCCCACGAATGAATTGCCCGGATGCCAGCGCCGGAAGTGGACGATCTGCCACGTCGGGATGGGGATGGTGCTGCCGCTGCCGGGGTCGTAGTCATAGCCCGCGATGTAGGAGTGCGCATCGGGTACCGGTACGATGCTGTGTGGCGGCAGCAGCCACAACTCTGCCGGCGGGTTGCCCTCTCCGCGCGGAGCATTCAGGAACCAGTAGGCATTGCCGGTCAGCGCGCGGAAGCCGACGGTGCCGGTGATGAACTCGAAGCGGCTCATCAATGGGTTGGGTTTGCCCAACAGTTGCTCGAAGGGGTGATTAAGCACGTCGGTAGACTTCTCGCCGCTCAATTCCTTGACGTTGAACTTCGTGACCGCCGTAGCCTCGGAGATCATCTGCACTGCAATAGCGACCCAGGAGAGGCGCTGGTAGAGTTCCGCCTGCGCCTGCGGCAATTGCCGCGATGGGATCGACCAACGGGCTGCCTCCGCCGTGGCGAGTAGCATTTGCGGGTATGACGGCTGCGCCTTGTGATAACCCAAATGCGCGGCGATTGTGTCTACAAATCCCATCCTTGCCCTCACACGAATGTCACCAGATCAGTCACAGATGGACCACCCAGCCCTTGCACTCCATAGCGCAACGCGTCCAGGTGGTGGTAACTTTCCTTGTCGCGTATCTTCTCTGTCGCCTCGCCGTTGTCGTTTGTCACTCGGCTGTAGCTGCCCAGCTCGTCGCGCAGGCCGGCGCAACTGTCGAAGACGAACAGCCGCCGCGTCTTGAACAGAGCAATCACCCGGTCAATGCCCGCCTCCACGTCAACGATGATCGGCTCCCGCGCCGAGATGCCGGCCGCCCGCCAATCAAGGCGCTGCTGCACCTCGGACTTCGCGCCCAGATGCCACGATTGCATATTCAATCCCGCCGCCTGCGCTAGTGCCTCAGCCGCGTGTTGGTTGGTCGTCTTGCCACCGCTCAGTGTGCTATGATAGGCGTAGTACACATTGGCTCCCGGGTCGTGCGCCAGCCAGATCGTCGCCGTGTTGACTGCGCCGGGGTCTATGCCCACAAAGCGTAGCCATTCCGGCGGCAAGTCGAAAGGATGCACGAGGTGTCCGCCATCCTCCCGGTAGGTGTCGCCATAGTCCGCATAGATCAATCCCGGCGGCAGGTCGAATTGCCCCAGATAGAACATGCGAAACTTCCACTGCGCCAGTTTCGCCTTCTGCCGCTCGAATTCGGCGTGTGGGAAGAGCGGATTGAGAATACTTGGAAATTGGATCACCCGCGTATCCGTTGCGCCCGCCCGCCACGGTTCGTACACCTGCTGCTTGAGCCAGCCCAGATTGTAAAGCGTTGTGCCGGCCAGCACCCGCCCCTCGTACAGAGATAAGCGCCGCTGCACCGCTTCCCACGCAGCCAGCCGAAATTGATCTTGTCCACATTCGTCCAGGATGGCCGCCTTCGCCGTGGCCGACTCCAGCGACTCGGGGTGCGTTGCCGAACCGAACACCACGCGCGTCTTGCTGCGCCGATACTCGAAGACGCGCGCCGATGCCTTGTACTCGCCCAGGTGTAGCGTGTGCTGAAAGATGTCCAGAAACGCAGGCAACAGCTTGAGTTGCAATAGCGGGAAGGTAGCAGTCACGGCCAGATAGTCGCCCGGCCCGCACGTCTGTATCTCGCGCCACAGCCAGAGCGGCAGGAATGAGGTTTTGCCCCCCTGTGTCCCGGCGAGCATCCAGGTAAAGCGCCGTTCCGACTGCCAGGCTTTCCACTGGCCGGGATGGGGATAAATGTCCAGGGTACTGCCGTTCTGCTGCCATAGGACGCTCACTCACCAGCACTCTCCGGCGGCGCGTGTACTACAGCGGAATTGATAGGGATAAGCGGCTCGCCCTCTGCGCCCGTAAGTTCCGTCCGGTCGGCATACCCCCGGTCGCGGCACTTGCGCGCCAGATACCAGCGTGCATCCGACGCATCCTGCTGCGTCTGGAATTCCCTCTGGTGGGTCGCTGCCAGTTTGATGTTCATAACAACCACGCTCTCGGCTACGTCGCCCAGGCTCTGCACCTCAGCGTCGTATGCCTCACGCACTGACGGCCAGCGCTTGAGATAGCGGTCAACGCTCAGGCGATTGACGCCCAACTTCTGCGCGATGTGCGCTTTTATACCACCACTGCCTTTGATGGTGGCTATCATCTGGTCGGCTGTCACTTTCGTATCTTGTCCCATTCCATTGTCACAAGTGTTACGTCAACCGCTCAATCGCGATGCCCGGAAAGGCGGTGGCCATGCGCTCCAAAGCCACGGCGACATAGCCGGCGCTTATCTCACACGCCCGACAGCGCCGCCCAAGGTTCTGGCAGGCGACCATCGTGGTGCCCGTTCCGCAGTATGGTTCATGAACGATACCGCCAGAGAGTGAATGATTCGCCACACTGAACATTGCCGGCAACGGGGGCATACCCGCACCATGATCCTTCAAGCCGACAGCAAGTCCTTCGCCGTGGGACGAATCAATCCATCCGTTTTGCGATGGGTACTTGCCGGTCGTCTGCTTCGTGAACATCTGGGGGCCAGCAATTCTCCACGTCCACAGATGTTCCCAATTCGTCGCGGCCCGATTAGACGAAATGCACTGCATTGATCCTGTGCCAGCTCCGGGCTTGCACCATATTCGGCGCGACCATAGCACCCAACCGGCGGCGCGAAATATCGGCCAGTATTCCAATGCCATCGGGTACTCCGACGGGCCGTCAGTCCCCACAATCTTTGATGCAGAAACGATGTCACCAAAGTTGACAACAGCAAAACCACCATCGCGCACCACGCAATCACGCCACAACTCGGCAACCTTAGGCAGCATCACACGCAAGTTCTCGATTGTGTCCTGATATTCGCCGTAATCCACGCCGACTGCATACGGTGGGCTGGTGAATACACAATCAGCCCTCTCCCCGCCCATCACGCGCTCTACCACGACGCGGTCCGTGCAATCGCCGCAGACCAAGCGATGTTCCCCGATGCGCCACAGATCACCCAACGCCACGCCCCACTTGACGCGCAGTTCCTCCGCCTTGTCCACCTGCGCTTCGGCATCCACCGGCTCCGGCTGTAGTCCGGCGTTGCGCAGCAGTTCCTCCAGTTCGTCCGGCTTGAACATCCCATCCAAGTCCATGCCCGCGCCTATGTCCTCCAGTAGTTTTGTCACGTCCCAGTCAAGGTCGAGTTCTCCCACGCGATTGTCGGCCCAGGCCAGTTGGCGCGCGTTCGCGTCCGTCTCCAGGTCGAGGTCAGTGCGCTGCACAGCGACCAACCTCGAACCGTCACTGGGCACAAGGATCATATCCTCTAGCCCGATGTCGACGGCGGCTTGCAGGGTTTTGTTGCCGGCAATGACCCGCCCGTGTTTGTCTACCAGGATGGACCGTCCGGCCCCCAACTCGCGCAGTGACTTATCCAGCAGGGCAAGGCCGCGCTGTGTGCCCTTGTTGGCATTGCGGACATCGGGTATCAGATCGGTCGCCTTCACTCCCACACCGCCACCCTTCCGCCACCTATGCGCCGGTAGGTCTGCGCGTCCACTTCCAGAATCAACGAGTGCGTCTTGCGTTCTATCGCGTCGCTCGGCGCTGCGCAGTCCACCACATAGCACCAGGTCGCGCCGCGGCCGTGTAGCACCAGCACGTATTCGCCGATCCGGTCATCATTGAGCGCCGCGAGACAAAGCCCCGGCGCCGGCTGCGTGATCTGTCCCCAGCTCACCCGCCGCTCAGCCACACGCTCGGCAACGCCAGGCGCATAGGGCGTCACAAGGCCGAAGTGGAGGGCGAGGAGCAGGGCCAGGAAGGTCATATCAGCTCTTGAACCACACGCCGATGGCCGATGCTACCGTAGTCCCCAGCGCTATAGCGCCGGCTGCAATGCCCCGCTCGGTTTTGTGGGTCTCGACGTGGCCTTCCCACTTCTCAGCAGATTTGGTACACCAGTCCTCAGCCGCACGTAAGCGCCTTTCGTGCTCATCCTGCCGGGTGATTACCCGCTGACTCAAGGCCTCAACCTGTTCGCTCAGGTTGACGATACTTTGCTGCACGAGAGCCAATGTCACCCGCCCGTTTGCCTCTGGGCCGGTCATGCCGTCGGCTCCGTCTTGATCGTTTGCCAATCGAGGTTAAAATTCTCATACACGCTAGCCTCAATCAACGCACTCAGTTTCTCCAGGTCAAGGGTGATGTTGCGGGCCTTCAAGAATTGCTCAGCCAGGTCAAGCGCCAATTCCTTTTTGGCGAGACCCGATGCCCGCGCCTTATCGGCCAGGCCCGATTGCTCGGCCGCCAGCACCGCGAAGCGCACGGCGTCCTCAATCGCCGTCCACCGCTGCGCGCCCAGCCGGCCCTGCAGCCAACGGATGCCCTGCGCCAGTAGCGCCACCAGGAACACGATCACGATGGGCGCCAGAACGCGCACGGCCTCATTCAGCAAGAGTTGTAGCCAGGCATTGGTCTCGTTTGACATTGATTGCTCCTGTTTTGTGTAAACAAAAATCCCGGTCGCAATGATGGCTCGCCATGACCGTATCGGTCAGGCGAACCAGATCATCGCGCCGGGATGTGGCACCTCGTCACGCTCAGTTCTGGTTGTCTGTGTTCACCATACCACAAGATGTTGTGGTTGTCAAGCCCTGTCGCTTCAAGCTGCACTGGAAGACGACGCGCTGGATGGCACCTTCCTCCACATGCAATGTGACCTGGCCGTAGCCCACAGCCAACACGGCGGTCAGGGCGCGCTCCAACTCGGACAACATCGGCGTCAGGATGGTCAGCACAGAGTCAGGCATGATGGCTCCCATGTTCGCGCGCAAACATTCACCGCTCCCACTCCATCCGTGATACCCACCATAGCACGGCCAGCACGACAGCCGCACCGAACGCGACGCCGGAGAGCCAGAGTAGCAGGCGCTCGATCATTGCCAGCGTCGCCATGAATCTTCCAGATCGCGCATCTTGATATTTACAGGCTTCCAGTAAATGCGCTGACAACCACCACACCTGTACGCCTCATGCACAACATCACCGTCCGCCGGCTCATCTTCAGTCGGCGAGCGCGCTACCACGCCACCGCAGTTAATACATCGGCAGTTTCTCATCCCACCCTCCGCACATACTTGCGGCCTTTCTGGCCTTGCCGCGTTATCGCCCCGGTGTACAGCTCGAGGCCGGGCACCAATCCGCGCAGGATTGCACCCAGGAACATTTCGCTTGGTTGTTGCTTCACAACGTCACCTCCTGGCCGCCGCACATAGCGACAAACAACGTCTCGCAGCACGCCGCCCCGCCCTTGCGTTGGTTCTCTCGGCACTCGGCAAGCAACGGGCAGCCAGGGAAGCGTCGGGCGGTCCGCCGGCTAGACTCGCAGTGCTTGAATTGGCCGTGAATGGCGGGCGGCTGCTCACCGATGATGTCCAGGTCGGGGAAGAATTGGGGTAAAGTCACGGCATTGGTTCCGTTGTCGCAGTGCCGTAGGTACTGATACCGCCCTCTCGTTGGTACAGCTTCCCAACCCCAACTTGTGCCAGTGACCCGCAATACGGGCACATCAGGAATGCGGGCAGGTCCTCAGGCATCGGCACGGCCGCCGGATGGATCATCACCAGCGCGCGCTGGCACCTATCGCAGAATGACATACTGGACACGATAGCCTCGTACAGATCGATGCAACTGCGGTGTGTCTTTCTCATGGCGTCGGCTCCCCGAGTGCGGCGCGAGCGGCGTCGAGCCAACCATACCAATTCCTTCGTGTCTTGCCAGTCGTAACAAAGGTCATGGTCTGGTCAATCGCTGGCATCGGCTCCCGCACTAACTCCCGCAGTTCATTCCGCTCCCCCTCCAGCGCGTGGTAGTTCGCCTCCCACTGCGCCCGGAAATCCTCGGCTGCCCGGCAGTGGTCAATCAGTCGGTCGCGTTCGGCTTGCATCTCAGTCAACCGCTCACGGTATTGATTGGCCTGCAGACGCAATACCTGAATATCCGTGTGATCTGTGTCAGTCATGCATTCCTCCCCATTCCACACCTTGCGCAAACTGTCGCCCTCACGAACCATCATTTTCATTCGTCACCTCCACCCGCGCACGCGGTAGTCCGATACATCGAAGAGGTCAACATAGCCATCCTCTCGGGTGCCCATCATGCCCATCAGCCGGGAGGTGGCGCGCTCACCCAGGCGGTGGCGTAGTTGGCGCAGACTCAGATTGGTGGTTATGACTGTCTTGAGTCCCATCTGTGCCCGGCGGTCAAGGAGTCGCCAATAGATGCCCTCAATCCAGCTCAGGCTCTCTGGCCGCACATGTGCCGTGCCTACGTCGTCCAGAATCAGGGCGTGGGCCATCTTGTATTTGATCAGTATCTTGTCCTCGGTTTCGCCCTCGCCGCTGTAGCCAGACTGTATTTTGGCAACCAGGTCGGGTTCGGCAACGAGATCGGCAGACAACTGCGCTCGTATCACGCCGGCCAGGTGCGACTTGCCCGTGCCAGGTGGCCCGGATAGCACCAGGGCGGCCGGGTTGTTCTGGGTCACGAACTCAATCGCCTTCTGTTGTGCTGCTTGCAGCGCCGGGCAGTAAGCGTCGAACCCGCGCCAGTGGGACTCCGGTATCTTTTTCTGTTCCGCCAAGTAGTCGGTCCAGGTCATCGAGTTCGTCGTCGGCCTGTCGACCAGTCCCAAACGAGCGAGCCCGTCCTGGTGCGCCTGCTGTAGTGCCTCCAAACGCGCCCTGTTCCGTTCCGTTATCTCGTCCACGTAGCGTTTGATTGGTTCCATGCTGCCCTTCTCTATGTCCCCATTTTGGCAACGCACTCTTGATAGAGCCCACCGCCTGGCCCAACGCTAGGCCACGTTCTGCCGCCCAGGTGGTGGCTTCCCAGAACTGCGCCGGGTACGCTTCCAGCAGGTGCGCTACCGTCGCGGCCTGCGTCGGGTTGGCGAATCGCTTGGCGTTGAACGTCGTCAAAAAGCGCCGCTGTTGTTCAGTATACGGCTCCGGTTTTGGTTTTGGCGCTGGCGTCGCGGCGCAAGCCGCCGAATCTGAATCTGTATTTGCATTTGCATCTGCATCTGCATCTACATGTGAGGATGAGTTAGTCGGGAGTAGGTCTGGAGCAGGTCTAGAGTTAGTCTGGAGTGAAGGGTCGGGGTAGTCTGACTCTGCTTCTTTGCTGGTCTCGCCCTGGTAATGAGCGAAGGTTGGCACCCAGAAATAGCGCCGGCCGGCCACCTGATACCGCTCGATCATGCCCCGTTTGGCGTACCATGCCATCGCCTGGGCAATGCGTTCCTGCGTCACATCTTCCCGGAGAGGCATGAGTTTCGCCTTGATCCATGCGAGGTTGTCTTGCCCGCGCCCCTCCCGATCCAGTCCGAGCGGCAACAACACCCACAGCAGCCGCGAGAAGTCGTCGGGCATTTCGTTGATATCCAGTGACTCAGTTGCCTTCACCCAGAGTTTCCGGTATTTCGGCATCATTACCTCCGCGAATCAAAAACGCCCTGCACTTCCTTTGCCAGCAGCTGTCGAGGCCTTCGGCGGGGCGTTTCCGTCCAGGAAATGCAGGGCGCTTTTGATACAAACGCGCTGCGGGTATTCGGTTTGTCGATCGCTTCTGACAAACAGAAGCGCCCCACGAAGGTCCTCGACGCCCACAGTATACACCCCTTCGCCCCGCGTGTCAAGCATCACAGCGCCCTCCATCCTTGCCCACTACCGCCGCAGGCAAGGGATCGCAGACTGGCGCGCGCCTCGTCACGCTCGTTCATCATCCGGCCGGCCCAGTTGTGGCCGTCATCGCGCTCAGCTATTGCCTGATGATAGTTGCGCGCAAGGTACTCC